TCAACATCATTGAGAACAGTAATAGTCCATGTATCGAATGTTCTATCACCTGCTATCTTAAGAATCCTACCTCTAAAGTTAACATCAATTGGTGTGATGTTTGATGCTGGTAAGGCAGCTGCCTTTACTAAGAACCTTGATTTGTCCTTAACATCATTTTCGATAGCAATTGTTTCTGGAAAAGCAATTTCTACTTCAAATAGATTCGGCCTAGTACCACCACCTGCTAGTTTACTTTTGAATCCACTTATTGTTCTTAACGGTGGTCTATTAAATTGGGTTGCCATAGTTCTTTATTCCTCTATTAGACAGTACCGATTACTTCTTCAAAGCTGATACCAGTTCTGGTAGCAACAAATGTAAGACCAATGAAGTTAATTGACCTTGCAGGTTTGATAAAGATGTCTGCTATAAATTCATTGTTATCTATAATAGCAGCAGTGTTATTTGTTTCATCACAAACAACTCTAAAGTCAAAGATACCTCTCTTTGCTTGAACATCTCTTAAGAATGGTTCAACAATATTTACAAAGTTAGTCCTTGTAATTTCATCGTTGAATTCAAAGAGTTGATCTTTAGCAGCAGCAGAAATCGCATCTTCAAGATAGATAAACAATCTGCGAACATTGATTCTATCAAATGCAGATGACTTACCAAATCCAGTCTTATCACCGTAAAGGATAATTCCTGCACCTGGTGAGAAGATAACTGGGTTAATTCTATTGGTATAGAGTTTATCCCTTTGTAGTTGATTTGGATTGTATGCAAGTTTAACAGCATTAAGTACTGCTCCTCTCGCTGTTCCTGCTGGTGAGAACCAAGGGAAGTTATTAATATCATTTCTAGCACACATTCCAGCGATATCACCATTCAATGGTACATATCGGAATGTATTTTCAAATCTATCGAACATATACTTGTATCCACTATCGAATACACCATATGTGGTAGATGTAATGGGAGCATAGAAACTTAATACATTATTTGTAACATCAGTTACTGAATTAAGTTGAGCATCAATAGTATCACTATCTGTAATAAATGATTCTCTGTAAGGTGAAATAAATGCGATTGCATCTTTTCTCTGTTCTGCTACAGAGATTAACTTATTAGCAAGTGCTTGAGCATCTGCTTTTGGATATGCTGCTGATCCCATAAGTAGGAAATCAACATCATACTGTTCAGTGTTGGTGAATAACTCATATCCATTAACAAGTCCAGATAATTCTGAAGTTAAAGATCCAGCAGTATCAAGATCAGCATTACCGTCATAGTTTTTACCGTCAGTTAAGGTATAAACATTATTACCAGCAGCACCAAACTTAATTCCTTGAGCATTTTGATCCCAAGAAATGTCAGTTACCTTATCAAACCCTGTTCCAGAAATAGCACCTGTTGATGTTGTTGCAAAGAACGTTGTTTGAATACCTGAGACACCTGCAGTATATCCAGGTTCACCACCACCAAAGATATATCCTGAATTATTTAAGATAAACTTTCTCCAATAAGAAGCAGTTCCTGCAGAAAATTCTGCATCCTTTGCTTTAGAAACATTCAATTGTTTCTCAAGAATAGTTCCTGCATTACCTGTAATATCACCATCATCATCGATGACAACTACATGCATTTCATCAAACTTAGAACTTCTTTCATCGGCATAAGCAGATGAACCTGGACGATCTGCGATTTGATTCCAGTTAATAGGATCACCATTAGTTAATGTAATCTGCTGTTTATCAAACCAGTCATTTATTCCAGTAGCTCCAGTTGTTGCATAAGATGATCCTTGACCATTTGTATGAATGGCGACGTTACCAGTGGTTGAGAATTTATAAACACCATCTGCTTGATAAAGAGGTGTACCTTTTGGTTGACCTGGAATACTGCTAGTTTCAATACCTGCGTTTGACACATGAGAAACTAATTTAACATCTATCTTAGTTCCATCTACTCCAGTAACAATACCTTTAAAATATCCATCTAAAGTTGTTATTGTACCAATACCTGGATCACTAGTATTTGCAGGAACTGCCTGTGTTATACCATACCCTACTGCGATACTATTTGCTGCAGCTAAAGTTATTTGTTGATCTGCATAACTATCAATTATTGCAACCTTAAGACCGTTTGCCCAAGAACCTGGGTTCCTAGCTACTACTACGGTGCTTGCTATTGTATTCTCATCATATCCCTTATTGATATAATCATCTACACTATTAATTGTTATTCCAGCACCTACAGTACCATCAACAGCATTTTGAAGCTTTGAACCTTCAGCCCTAACAACACTTAATACACCACCATATGCCAAATAAGATGAAGCAACTAACCAGTTTTCATACTGTTTATCAGTTGGTCTTGGTTCTCCAAAATTGTCTATTAAATCTTGCTCATTTTCAATTATTATAGGCAAATTTACTGGTCCCTTTTCAAATGGAGCAACAATGGCAGCATTCTTATCTGTAGCAGAATTTACTCTACCAATTGTTAAGTCTACTTCCCTTACTACAATTCCAGGAGATGCTAAATTTAGTGGCATCTTTTCCTCTCCGAATCTCAGATTATTCTGAAATTATTTATTAAAATGCTCTTTTTCAATGGGGAAACAATGCATGAACATTACCAATCAGGATATTGCCAGTCTACAAAAGGTGCTCTTTTCTTTCTATTCTCTACTATTCTTTTAATCGTGCATACCTTACATTCATATGAATACGATGATGCTGTAGCACTATTTTTACGTGTTCTATAAAAACCTTCAACTAAATTTTTCTCTTCTCCACATACTCGACACTTTCTATCATTGAGCAATAAATGCCCAAGTTTCAATTGATCGTCGAATTCCATTATAATACTTGTATTACCCCATAACAATCAGGTATCTCATGCATCAATTTACTTTCTATTCCTTGTTTTAAAGTAATAGCACTCATTGCACATGTAGAACATGCACCACCCAATCTTACTTTAACAAAGTTTGTCTCATGTTCTATCTCTACAAATTCTAACCACCCACCATCTGCCTCGATGTAAGGTATAAGTTCTTCAAGAACTTTCATTACGTTTTCTTCAGTCAGTTCCATTTCCCAAATAATCGATAAGTAAATAAATCCACGTAGCAAATAATACCATTATAGTAAATATTCTAAGATTTTCCCAGCTAACTACAATCATCTATAATCCCACATATAAGAACGATCACCATACTCATCAGTATGCCATCTATCACCTTCACTATCAACAAAACTATCTAGATCTTCAAATCCATCAGCAATAAATCCAAAAGGTGCCATATCTTGCTCTATTTGGTTCTTTTGTTCTTCATAGATCCTTTTACGAACATCATTGTCCGTCATCTCTTTAAAATAATCCTGTGCAACTACCCAAGCAAATATAACCAAACACATTGCTAAGTCATCATTACATCCTTCTTCTGCTTCAAAAGAATTATGTTTTTGTGAAAAGGTAGTTAATTCTGATATCATATCATAATCTTTAACCAATATTTTATCATCTTCTAAAAGAGTTTTTAAATTAGAACAACCTAACTTCTTAACTGCAGCTGTTGTTCTTACACCTAACTGACATTTCTTACCAGAGAATCCTTGCCCAACAATCTGACCATTTCTTCCTCTCATAGATGCCATAAGAAGATTATCATATTCTAAATCATATTGAAGAATACTTGCAACCTGATCTCCAATATCATTTACTTCTACTAATATAAATGATTCATTATATCCCTTTGCTACATCATGTATAATATTTGGAAATAGCATAGGTTTAATTTCATTATTTCTATATTTGGCAACTGCTCTATATGGAAACTCCGTAATATCAAAAACTACGAAAGCAGAATAATCATTACCCAATCCACGGGCAACGTCAACTGTCATCATATAATTATGATCTTTTATTGGTTCTTCGTAAATATCAAGACCTGCATTTCTCGTTAAAGGTTCTTCATATATAAGATTCTTTAATTTAGTTGCACTAATTAAAGTATTGATAGATCCTAAGAATTCACATTCAAACTCAATCTTAAACTGTTGTTCTGATGTGTTTGCAATGGTTTGTTCTTTCCATTCATCGTCTCTACCAGGAACTTCACTCCAATGAACATCAGTTGGGACATATGCACTCTTACCTTTTTCACTATCGTGCCACATACGATAGAAATGATTCATACCCCTTGGGGTTGAAACAATAATTACTTTAGTACTTTGTCCAGACGTAATAGTAGGATAAACAGAGGCAAAGAAGTCATCAGCAATGTGATTCGGGATGAATGCGAACTCGTCAAGAAAGATGACATTATAGGAACCACCTCGGACAGCAGATGAAGACGTAGAGTTAGCAGAAATTTTTGATCCATTTTCTAACTCTAAAGAACCTTTATTCCATGATATTATACCTTGTTGCATCCACGTAGGCAAATTTTCATATGCAAGTTGCAATCTGCCAAGTAAATCTCTAGCAGTGGATGCTTTGTTCGCCAAAATCGCAATATTGACATTATCATTAAAAACAGCGTAATGTAATAAGTATGCCACACAGGTGGTAGATTTACCAGTCTGTCG